TCAGCTCCTTGCCAGCCGTTCCATAAGCGCGATTGCGTCCTTCCCTAAAAGAGCGGTCAACTCAGCCGACGGAAGCGATTGCGCCAGTTTCGCGGCCTGGCCTGACCAGAGATTGGTGAAATCACCGGAACCAGCCGCTTCGGCCTTGGCGCGCAACGGCGCCAAAGCGCCGCCGGCCGTGGGAAATGCCGGCACAAGATCAGAGAGTGGCCCCAGCTCGCGCATAACGCGGTTCATCACGCCCCTCGCGGGCCGGCCGGTGAAAACATTCGTCAAAGCGGTATTGTCATCGCCTGCGTGTTCCAGAGCCGCGCGATGAACCAACGGAATTTTCGCTTCAGGCGTAAACAGGTAGCTAGTGCCGAGCTGTGTTGCGGAAGCGCCAAGTGCGAAAGCAGCTGCGATTCCACGCGCGTCTGCAATTCCGCCAGCGGCAATGACGGGGACCGCGACAGCATCAACAATCTGCGGCACCAGCGCCATCGTGCCGACCTGCGTCGCCATATCCTGCGTCAGGAAATTGCCTCGATGGCCACCCGCTTCGAAACCCATGGCGATGACAGCATGGACACCGCGTTCGACAAGCCACCGCGCCTCCGCCACCGTGGTCGCCGAGGAGATGATCTTCGCTTCGGTTGCCTGTACCCGTTGGACCAGCTTCTCATCAGGCATTCCGAAATGAAAGCTGACGACCTCGGGCCGGTAGGCCTCCACGATCTCACAGAAGGAGGTGTCGAACGGCGCGCGGCCGCCAGCCGGAACCGGTGCGACAGGATCAAGCCCCGCCTCGACATAATAGGGAGCAAGCCGCGCTTGCCAGGCCATCTGTCGTGCGGGATCGTCTTCAGGCATGGTATGAGCGAAGAAGTTCACGTTGATCGGCTTTTTCGTCGCCGCTCGTATCATATCCAGAGCCGCACCGAGTTGCTCGGCATTGTATTGCGCACTCGGCAGGGATCCGAGCCCGCCGGCCTCGCTTACCGCAATTACCATCTCTGGCGTCGTCGCGCCTGCCATGGGCGCCTGGATGATGGGAATGTCGATGTGAAATAGGTCAAGGATCCGGGTATCTGGCCATCGGCTCATCGCAAGCACCTTTCGTCTTCGGTGTCCCCAGCCATCATTATCAGCCTAACAGAGGCGGCGATAATGATTAGTGCGGATGAACCCATGCGTTTGTCGACGGACCGAAAATCTCATGCTGCGAACTGGATTAGCCTGTCTCGACAAAACACTGCTGAGAAAGGCTACAAAAACCAGAAACGCAAAAAATGCCCTCTCCTGTTCGGGAGAGGGAGATAGGAAAAACGGCACACTGCAAAACCGACGCATCCACCAGGGGACTGAAATGCGACGATATGGAACATGATAGTGGCGGTCAGGGAGCGGCCCTTCCACCTCTAATCCATCGGCCAATCGAATCGAGGATCAGGTCGGCGATCCACATGGCGCAGACGCCGACCACGAAGGCAGTCGCATTCATGGCAGCAGCGTCCTTTTGCGGCAGCGGCCAATTGATAGCGCGTAAATAGTAAAGCGCGGGCTCTGTCAGATAGGCCGCAGCCAGCGCCCCGCAAATGGGCGACGCGATAATTTCTCTGGTGGTATATTGACGACGGGACAAGCCGCGCAAAATGCCGCCGGAGAGGCCCGCGATGACGACGCCGGCCTTGATGCCCAATGCATCGAGAAATTCGTTCACCGTCATGATCTATCCCTGTAAGCCCTTGCTGGGAAGCTACCACCTCCCGCCAAGTAATATGGCTAGGAGGGGCGCTATTATTTAACGACGGGCGGCTGAGGCTTCACCAAACCAGAAAGCCCGTCGCGGGTAATATTGACCACGATCTTGAGCCCACCGAGGGCGGCGACGATGTAGGCCGTGTAGCTCGGGCTGAAAAAGGATCGCGAACATTCCAAAGTGCCATCGCCCAACTGTGTGCAACCCGTCGCCAGGAGAATAGCGACAAACAGCGCGGACAAGGTAATCAGTATGTTCAAAATATTGTGCAAAGCATTGGTATTAAACATGAAATTTCCTTTATGAAGATGTGAAAATTACTGCGCCTGTCGAGCAATGTTGAGAGCAGCATCGATTGTCGCGTAAGCCTGCGCCACCTGTGCCACGACATCCGCGGCCGTTTCACGCTCGGGATTGACGCAAAGGTTTCGGACGCCGACGTAAGCCGCGGCTTCCTTGTCGATCATAGATTGTTTGACCGTACCGATTTCCGCAATTGACGTGAAAGCGGCGTATGCGGTTTCCAATGCTTGACAAGCCTTCGGGAGATTTTGCTGGATCGCGATATTGAGCGATGCCGTCTGACAGCCGGACAAAGCAAATCCGATCGCCGCCGCTAAGAGCGGAGCACGCATGTGATAATCCTTTGCTAGGAGAAATGATTGTATCGAGCCGTCGCAGTCTCGCGACGCCGATTACCGCGCCGCTTCGATCGCCGCGGCGAAGGACTTGGCATAGTCCGCAATGTCAGTGGCTCGATCACTGCCATTGATAATTTTGCGGGCGCCGGTCCAATCGGTGACAGTGGCGTTGAAGTGATCGGCCAGCTTCTTGCCTGTAAAACGGCCATTGATCATGCCGTCGAACAGGATCTCGACAGCCTTGGCGGGATCGAGGGCCTTGTCGGGCTCCTCAGAAAGGCTGTACTTCGCATAGTTGTCGTAACCGGTAATCTGTACCAAGCCTCGCCCACGATAGCGCCATCCATCACCGCTCGCCTCATCGCCATTGCCCATACGTGCTTGCATACGCGCGATTGGCGATACGTTGCGGCTGCCGGGCATAGATCACCGCTTGCGCTGCCGTGAAGTATTTCGGAAATGTCACCTTGAGACCAGCGGCAGAGTAGTTGAGGTTCTCCACGACGGCGCACATCGTATTGTCTGTTTCGTGATAGGCCGTCGCCAGCATGTAGGAGAGCCAGCGTACATCGCATAGGCTTTCCTCCCAGGCATCGAGGATGGCCTCCATGCCGTTCGCCTGATTTTGCGACAGCCGTCCGCGGAACAGCGAGGAGCGCAATGCCGCGAAGAATTTCGCACGATCCATGAATGATCCTTTGGCTAGTGTTAAATTCGGCATCGAAGCATTGGAGATCGAGAGGATATTCTCCAACGCAGGCAATTTAGCCGCGTATTTATTTCCGTCGCTGGTTAGAAACTTTTATCCATGTAAGGGCCTCCTCCCTTATGCCGCAACTACTGGCCAAGGGAAGGCGTCGACATCAGCCGCCGTCTTAATCGTGCCTACGGTGATTGCCTCAACAACCGCATCCTCAGCCGCAAAACTAGCCTGCACATGGGCGCCGACTGCATTGGCGACGGCCCTCACCTGCGCGGCCGTCAGATTGACGAAGCCGTTCGCAGTCTTGAAATTTACGGTGATGGTAGGGTTGGCCTGTACATAGGCATAGGCCCCGGCTATGAGTGCTTGGCTCTGACGATCGGTGGAAACCGCCATATCGCCAAACACGATGCCGCCAGTCTCAACAGCATAACGTTTGGTCGCCGCATAGGCCTGCAAATCGACCGAGACTGGTTCGGGCGACCAGCCAGCCACGATAGACATCAAGCTTGGCGGTGCTTCCGGCCAATCGCTGGCGGCATCCACCAATGTGATTTCCTGCTTACTGAGCTGTTCGATGATCGCATCCTTTTCAGAGGCCGGCAGCTCGACGGTAATCTTGGCAGCCAGCGCCAGCCAATAGTCTTTAACATTGTAGATCTGCTGTCGACCGAGCCAGAAGGCGGCCGACGCCATCCACCGATCGGTCTTGTTCTCGGCGCGCGCCGACAACAGCGCCTCGATCATCGGTTCATACATGCTGTCAATGCGATACATAGGCAGTCCTTTCCTGTGTTTGGGCTTGGGCAAAAGCGCGCACTTCGCGCCAATCGATAATGGCAGCGGCGCGGATTTCGGGAGCTGTGGTCGCGGCGGCAAGGGCAGACTTTGCCGATCGGCGGACGCATTCGATCATCTGCGATCCGCTTGCCCAATGCTGATCTCGTGTGAGGATCTCGACTGCTTTCTCGAAACGGCTTACGGCGTCGCCGGCCGCTTCCGCTGTGATGTGCAGTGTCTCGCCCTCGGGTACGTTCGCGCCCTGCTGCAAGTCGGCAACAATCAACAGGGCTTCTTGCCGTTTGAGCCTATAAATGGCGTCTTGACCGGGCACGAGAGTGATAAACAACCCGCGAGCATCAGCGGCTTGCGCTTCGATATCTGCCGCTATCTGTGCCCTGAGCTGATCAAGGTCGGCACGACGATCAAACCGCATGGATTGTCACCTTGAAATCTCGATAGGCGGCCGGTGCCTGGAAAGAAAATTCGTGATCGCCGGGCATATCAGTGACAAATTCGAAGACATTGTCCTCTACGGCGACAATCCGGCCGCTGTGAATGACGGAGGTCCCGACTGGCAGGGCAAAGCGCACTTCGTCTACGCCGTCGGCTTTGATGCTGAGGTCCGGCACTTCAACGGCGGTGCCTTTGGAAATAATAGTGCCGTCTAGGACATAACAGTGCGCGTCGATATCACGCCAGTATTGGTCCGCCTGCACTTCCACCGCCTTGAAGCCAGCGCCATAGAGGCCCGCATAGTGCGGCAGCAGGCTTAAGGCACAGTCGCCGCTCTGGCGGATCGCGCCGTCAGGGCCATAGACGATGTAATGGATCGTTCTGTCTTCTAACGCGGTCACGGAATTACCTCTTGAGAGATGTTGCGGTGATGTTGCTTTCGTTCCAGCCGATGGTGTTGCCGGGGCAATAGATCTGCAGGATGTAGGTGTGGTTGCCGGCGCCGGGGGCATCATAGAGGCCAGAGACTGCGACCAGGCCGGCCGTATACGTGGTCTGTGTGGTGCTGCCATTGCTGCCACCTGTGCCAGAGACGACAGTCTGAACCACGCCGAGATAGTAGGTCTGGCTGAAGATCGCCGTTCCGTCGCGGAAGATGTTGACGCCGATCGGCTGGGAGTTCTGGCTACCGCCATTCTGGTTGTACTGGCCAAGTGTCATAGCGTCGATCACGACACGGCCATCGCCGGCAACATTGACGACACAGCTCACCAGATTGACGGTGCCGCCAGCACCGATCGTCTGTGTGCCGGCCGTACGCCCGACGCCCACCCCGGTGACTGCACCACCGGAGATGTTGGACGTGCCCACCTGCAGCGTGCCGATGACAGCCGAGCTGATGTTGACTGCGCCCAGATTTGCAGTGAGTGCGTCCAGGCTGTTGACCGAGATCTTGTTTGCGGTGACCGCACCATCCACGATCAGCTCCGCGCTCACAGCACGGCGCATAACAGGCCGCGACCAGTAGCACGAGGTCCCTGTTCCGGCCGTCTTAGCAACCTGCAGGTCCATGGCGAGCGCGGTTATACCGGAAGGGATAGTGTACTTGCCCTGAAGGCGCACCCACGCGTTTTTGGTGCCCGTTCCAGTGATCAGTGCAGGCGATATCACACCTGTAGGCGAACGCGCGTAGGCATAGACATTGGCCAAGTTCGCATCGGTGTTATTCACCCAAACATCAAAGGCGTAGGTTTCTCCCGGTGAGACCGCCACGAAGTTTGAATAGGCGCAGTCTCGCCCAAGCGACTGCAACAGATAGCCTGAGGCGTCGCCCTGGCTGTTGTCGAGATAAAAGTTCTGTAGGCTTTGCGTCGTCCAGCCGGCGATACTTCCCGCCTGCCAGCCGTTGTCCGCCATGTTAGAAAAGTCGGTCAGCACGAGTTGCTTGGCAGTGATCGCGCCAGCAGCGATCTGAGATGCGCCGATCGTGTTGGCAGCAAGCTTGTCACCGGTGATCGTGCCGGCCGCTACCGTGGCCGCCGTCACCGCGCCGGCCGCAATCTTGCCGGCCGTCACCGCATTGGCTGCGATCGCATCTGCGGTCACAGCATTGGTGGCGATCTTGGCGGCAGTTATCGCTCCCGCAACGATCCCGCCACTGTTTATCGTGACTACGCCGCCGTCACTCCATTGCGTTGCCTCGCTTGCTCCAGCGGGCGCTCTGCAAAGCATCGGCTTGTTGACGAACATAAAACTGTCCGTCTGACCGGTATTGGTATCGAGCTTCCGAAGATGAATTCCTGCCGCAACTGTGCCAGCGGGAGCGATACCGATAACTCGGAGGCGGGTCCATAAATCGGGATTATGGGAATCGCCATAGACCGCGTTGTTCTGTGCGGGGCCAGTGTATCCAATCGCCGTTCCGTCGCTTGCTACCCAGATAATTCGTAGTTCCACGGTGCATCGATGCGCGGATATGTAAGCGGAGCACTCAAATGTCTCCCCCGGTTGGCATGGGACCGAATATTTCAAGTTGCCTGCGCCACTTGGGTAGTCAAGACGCTGCCACATTACATCTTGGTAAAATCCGGTAGGTCCGCTGCCTTGATAGAGCATCAACGTGGGGCAATTGTATCCAACCCAGCCCCCAACGTCTCCCGGCTGCCGAATAGCGAAAACGACGCCGGGGATTGTACCGCTCGCGTACGATATGGCCCAGCAATCCAAACCCATTGAGAAGCTTGCGTTCTGCAGCAGGTTCTTGCCGGAGCCGACCGCAAGCGCATCCGTGGTAACAGCATTGGAAGCGATCTTGTCTGCAGTCACCGCGTCAGCCGCGATCTGCGAGGCCGAAACCGCGCCGGCTGCGATCGTACCTGCCGTGACTGCGTTCGCGGCAATGGTTCCGGCCGTTACGGCATTCGCCGCGATCTTGTCTGCCGTGATGGCGTTTGCGGCAACCTTGGAGGCAGTGACCGCACCGTCTTCGATCATGACCGCGCCGGTAGCCTTGCGTAGAACCGGCTTCGCAACGTCGTAAGACCCACTGTTGTTCGCCGTGCCAGGGCGCGCGGTGAGCTGAAGATTGAACCTTGCCGGAATACCATTGTTCGCCACGGTGGCGGGAATGTTCACCAGCGCCTGCACCTTCGTCCAAACTGTCGGAACATCCGCCGCGAGCGCAAAATACACCTGCGGCCATACAGTGTTGGCACCCAAGCGATCTGAGACCGATAAGTAAGAGCCGAACGGCGCTGTGGGCGCACCGTTCTTCCGGATGTAGAACTCGACATAGTAACTATCCCCGGCCGAGCAGGGCATTGAGCCTGTTGTGGCCTGCCCAGGGTCGAAGATGGCGTAGTCGATCCCGCCGTTCGCGTCCGGAATGCGGATATAGTTCGGAGCGGGGTCTCCGGATGTGCCAACAACCCGGCTTGGTGCGATCATACCGCCCAGCAGCCAACCGTCCGTGCCGGCCGCTCCTTGATCGAAGAACGGGTTGGTGACCATGTTGGCGAAATCGCCGATTGAAACCGACCTAGCCGTCACTGCACTTGCAGCGAGCTGTGTTGCGCTGATCGCGCCGGCAGCAATTTGCCCGGCCGTGATGCTATTGGCAGCAATCTTGTCGGCGGTGATAGTGCCGGCCGCGATCGTGTTGGCTGTGACCGATCCGGCCGCGAGCTTCGGCGTAGAGATCGTGCCATCGGAAATCTGCGTTCCAACGATCTGACCAGTGATATCGCCGGCCGCCGTCGCCGATGTCCAGGCGCTACCGGTATAACGGTAGAGCTTGCCATCTGTCGTTAGATAGACCGTTCGGCCTTCGATGTTGCCCGTCGTCGGCAAGCTGGCGACAATTTCCACCGGCCGAATATCGGAAGCGAACTTTGTCGTATCCACCGCATTTGCCGCAAGCTTCGCGGCACTCACGGAGCCATCAGCAAGCTTGCTCGCATCGACTGCCAGAGCTGCCAGCTTGTTGTTCGTGATCGCGCCGTCGGCAATTTGCGAAGCGTTCAGCGTCCCGTTGACGTCGCCGGCAGCGACAGCAGCCGTCCATGCGCCGCTGTAGTAGCGATAAAGCTTGCCGTCCGTCGTCAAATAAACCTGTCGGCCTTCGACATTGCCTATGGTTGGCAAAGAAGAGACGACTTCGACAGCCTTAATGCTACTCGCGAGGCTCGTTGCATCGACCGCACCCTGAGCGATCTTTGCCGCGGTTACAGCGCCATCCGCGAGCTTCGTAGAGATCACCGCGCCGCTTGCCAGCACGTCGGCGGTAACGGCAGCTACCTGCATCTTCGCCGCCGAAACCGCCTCGTCAGCGAGCTTCAGATTGGTGACCGCCTCGTCCATAATCTTTTCGGCGGTCACCGCCGCATCGGCGATCTTGGAGGCGGTGATCGCGTTGTCGAGAACGTCGCCCGATTGGATCAGGACATTCGGCGTCTTCACACTCAGCCAAGCCGACCAATCCGTGGCGCGGTTGGACTTGGGAATGTAACGCCCCCTCGCCTCGTAGTCGGTGTTCGACAGCATCCATTGTCCCGAGATTATCCAGGAGAATGGCGAAGCATAGCGAGTGCTATCGCTGTCGAAGACGATATCGCCGGTTTCCTTTAAGCGGACTTGCACCCACACACGCTCGACATCGTCCATGTCCGCCGCGCAACTGATCTTGATCGCCGGCCGACGATCGATACCGCCGGCGTCTTTCACAGTCGCCGGCTCGACGGTCCAGCCGACCATTGGCTGTGAGGGCGGCGTAATGGGGCCGATCCAACCTGTAGCAGTGGGCAATTGCAAACCGCTGTGCCAGTCGTAGTCGGCAGGATCGACTTCCTTCAGCGTGACAACGATGAGGAAATTCGGCTGTGGCTCGACCTTGACGACAAGGAATTTCTTTTCGTCATAGCCATTTCGCACCGAAGTCCAGGAAACGACATCGTTCGGCTCCAGCGGATAGGCGTCCGGCGGCAGCGATACCTGGTGCACGCGGAAGCGCCGGTAGTCCTGGATCATCGCCAGGCCGACACGTTGCACCTGATTGGCGAAGGGAACTGTCGGCAACTGGATCTGTGCCGGCAGACGGCGATTGCCGTCCTGAGCTTCCAGATCGGCATTGTAACGGCCGGGCGCATCCTTCGTCGCCCACTTCTCGGTGGGCTCCGGATAGGTCGCCTCGATGGCGTTGTAGGTGTCCGAAAGCGACGGAAACGGCTGGAAATCCTGCTCCTCCGTCACGACGATATCATCGTCGGAGAAAGAATAGACAGCGCCGCCAGGCGTGCTGATAAGCACCTTGAAGATGCCGCCGACTTCGGCCATGCGGCCGTTGCAGCCTTTCAAGAGTTCGGAGATCACGTCGAGCGGCTGTTGATCGCATTGCACTTCGTAGCCGGCGCGGAAGGCGGGTTCGCTAGTGCCGTCACCGAGTGCAACTGGAGCATCGCAAGCGTTTGCCGCCGCCATCCAGTTCGCGGCGGGCAGACAGAAGGCAGCGATATTCTGGCCACCACAGACCCATTCCGACCCACGGTAGACGCCGCGCGCCAGATTGTAGATCATCGTGGCCGGGTTGCTCGTCGGCTCCCAGCTAGCCGGATTATCCCAGCGATGGGTGCCATTGCCGCCGACGGACGAATCCTTGCGGATATCGTAGAGCGGCACCGGATGCGGCTGGTACAGGCCGGCGGGAATGCCGGAGAACAGATTGGTATTATAACGTGCAGTCAGGATGACGACCTGACAGCCAAGGCCAATCATCGTCGGCTTCCATGGGCGATCGGGATTGGAACCGAATTTCGCAGTCAGGAAGGCGTCGGCGCTGGACTGTGTTCCGTCGAGAAATTTGATCCAGAGATAGTCCTTGCCTTTCACACGATACTGCAGAACGGGAAAACCGCGACCATCGGGATGCGGCTCTTCCCAGAGCACGCCGACCTGCTGATCATCGATCCAGACGCTGGTCAGCCCGCGTTCGCCGGCATAGTTGGGCAGGTTGCCGACTTCGATGACATCGGTGAAATAGGCGTTCGGCGTCTTGCCATCCTCGCCCCAAGAGCCGGCATATTTGCGACGGCCGGCGGTGGCGTAGCTGCCCATGATGAAGGACATGGGGTGGTCATCGCCCATGCTGATTTCCAGCTTGGCGCCGGCCTGTTGCGGCTGGTCTTTCTTAGCCAGCGCCTTTTCGACCAGCGACAGGCCGACATTGATGGCAACCGTAAGCACCAGCTTGCCGATGACACCGACCGAACCGATGAATTGGGAAATCGCGGCGATCGCCGCAGTGATCGGATCGGCATGCGCCGCATCCGCCATCAGCCAGAAGCTGAGGACGCTCAGGATCAAAATCAAAATTTTCATGGACCGGGCGACCTCGAAAGACGCATGGAAAAAGCGCGCCGCCGGTTGGTCGGCAGCGGCATATCACCGATAGGTGATAAAGAAAAAGCGGTGGCGTCGCCGGCTCAGCCGACCCTGAAGGCCCGCTTGGCGTCGAGCAGATCGACGGTGCCGAGGCCGGTTTCGCGCAGCACGAAAATGCGCTCGCCATTGACAACGCCGAGGGCGTAGCCGAAGGGGCCTTCATGCGGGATGGCAGCGATGTCGCCGATATGGGCCTGGCTCGGATGGATCTCCGGCAGCATGCTGGCGACGAGATCGGCGAGATTGTCGAAACCGGCCACCTTCATGGTCTTCAGCGCGCCGGCGGCGGTCGAGTATTCGCCGCGAAACTGGGCAGCGCAATCGATGCCGGTGATCGCCAGCACCAGATTGCCGGCAAGGCCCGGACCGCAATCATGGCTGCCCCAGGCAAAGGGAGTGCGCTTCAGCCGATCGATCTCGGCGACAAAGCGAGCACGCCAGTTCTTGAGCCTGACAAGATCATCAATCACTTCTGCCCCCAAGGTATCTGCCAATTGGCGACGGTGCTGGAATAAAGGCCGAACTCATCGCCGCTGCGGCGCTTCTGGCCCTCATAGGAGGATTTCGCCGGATTGGTGCGTTCCAGCATGGCGATGGCGGCGGAGATGGCGGAGATCTCGATATCGCCGTCCTGCCCCACCGCCGGCGTCTTGATCGGCGCGCCATCGGCAATGCCGAGAAAGGCGATTTCCGGCACCGCACTCGGCAGACGCGTGCCGGTATCGAACGACATATCGTGGATTTCGATCGGCGCCAGCCGCAGATCGTAGCCGCGCACGAGCTGCTGCACGGCGGGCGCGATCTGGCCGACGGTGATGGTCACGGTCTGGATCGTCAGGTCGGCGGTGCGGGGGATCGGGCTCACCTTCAGATTGAGGCCGCCATAATAGGTCCGCGCCTCCGGCAGACCGGTGACGCCTGAAGTGACCGTGATGTTGATGTCGTCGTCGCCGGTCCAGAGGCCAACGGAAGCGGGCGCGCCGCTCGCCAGGTCCTTGCCGGTGATCCATACGAAGCGACGGGGCACGAGCCCCTTGTCGCGCGCGCCGGTCAGCGCCGCGAAGAAGGCGGAGGTGATGTTCTTCATCGTCTATTTCTTCTGAATGACCTTGAAGGTGGCGCCCGAGGTGATCGGGCCGCTCGCGGCGCCGGGATTGTGGCTGCCCGGCGTGATCAGACATTTGCAGGCTGGCAGCAGCAGGATCACGCCGAGACCGGCGGCAAAGCCCGCCGGCAGATGCGGGAAGACGCCGAAGACGGGCGTAATCCCCTGCCCGTCGGCGCTTGCCGTTTCCGAGACTTCGAGAAAGGCGTAGCGGCCGCCATAGCCGACCTGCATCTTGTCGCCGACGGTCAGCCGATATCCCGACGGCAGGCCCTTGAGGCTGAGCGAAGCATTATCGCCCCCGAGCGCCGCAATGCTGACGCTCGCGGCCCCGATCTTCGTCCCGTCCGGATCGGCCTGCGGATATTTCGACAGCGGATCATAAAGAAAAAGCGCCTCCTGGGCGCCGTGTAGTTTGCGGATGCGGGCGGCGATCTGTTTCGCCTCCGCATTGTACATGTCGGCCAGCGTCACCGTGCCGGTCCAGAGCGGCGGCGCCAGCTCCGCCTGCCAGACCCTGCCATCGCCGGAGCCGGAAAGCTCGTCGTTACGCTGAATGTCCCAGACGATGCTGGAAATCTTCAGAAGATCGGCAAAGGCCGGCAGGCTGTAGGGATAGGAAACGGCCATCAGCGCCTCCGGGGATTGCGGTTGATTTGCGCGACGCGATCGGGAAGCTGCTGATTGAAATCGTTCAGCCCCTGACGCGTCGAACTCTGCGCTTCCGATTGCGCGACATTCTTCACATAGGCCTTCAGATTGCCATCCTCATCGACGGAAACGCCGACCGTGACATGCACACCGGAAGCGGAGCCCGAGGCATCGTTCTGATTATCAGCCCAGAGGCGACGGACGGGAACGGGAGCATCCGGCTGCGCCCGTACCAATTTCGGGCCGCCCTCGCCGACCACGCCGCCATCGGCATAGCCGCGCCGGCCAAGCCGCATGGCCTCGACGACGCCGACGCCGCCCGCCCGGGCGATATCCTTCTGGCTCCAGACGACCTCGCCGGCATGAACGATGCCGGCCGGCTCATGCTTGCCGCCGGGGCCGGTATAGCCGCCATCGGCCCAAAGGCCGGGAATGCCACTCGCAACGGCTGCCGCCGCCTGCGGCGATCGCGCCAGAATACCGAGATCCAGCCCACCGCCTCCGCCGAAGAGCCCGCCAAGAATACCTCCACCACCGAACAGCCCGCCGCCCGCGGCGGCGCTGTTGACCTTGAACAGGCTGTTGAGCACATCGTTCAGCAACCTGTCGGAAATCTTGGTGAGCACGGAAATCGCCGCCTTCCCCAGGGATTTCCAGAGCCCCTCGCCATTGCGCAAGCCGCTGACCGGCGTCGAGGCGAAATCGCCGGCAAGCTCGCGAGCATATTTCAGCTGCTCATTGTAACGAATGATATTGGCCGAGGCCGAATTCATATCGACCGGCAGGCCATATTGCTTCTGTGTCGAAGCAACAGTCTGATCGATGGTCGAGCGGCCCATTTGATCCTGCTGGAACTGGATATCGCGCGCGAGCTTCTGCAGCGCCTGCGCCTCGGCGACACGCCGATAGGCATCAGCCTGATCGTTGGCCGCCTTGGTCAATTGCGGCATTTGCACCAACTGCGCTGCACCACTTTTCTGAAGATCGTCCTGACTTTGCTTCAGCGTGACGACCTTCGATGTCACATTGTCTGTTGCGGCAGCGGATTGGGTGGAGGTCTGTGTAGTAAGCTTGGTTTGTCCAGCGTAAGCTGCCGAGGATTTTGTCGCGTTATCAATGGCCTTTGCTGATCTCCCAATAGCAACGTCATTATCGGTCCGTCCTGCAACTCGATTCGCCTCTACGCTAACGGTAGATTGATCGGCAATTTTTGCGCCAGAATTCGTTGTCGCAGCCGAACTGGACAAACTTGCCAACCCTGGAATAAGCAATCGCGTGATGGCGGCCATTCCATTAACAAATCCTGAGGAACTATTTGCCCATTCAACTAACTTTGAAGCGACTATTTGCGTCGCAGCATTCGATGCCCCAACGTTGTTAATGTTTGTCGCATCAACCGAAGTTCCCGGTGCACCTCCGTTAGTCATATAGCTTACAACCGCAGCTTTAGCTTCCGTACTCGTCTCTTGAATCTTTTCCAATCTCTGCGAAATCAAGCTGGCGTAATTATTTTCCCAAGAGTTTTGTAACGCCTCCAAGTCGGGCGCCACGTCCAGATTTTCCGGCTTCGCTCGGGCTGCTGCAATACCCTCGATAACTTTTTTCACATCCTCCGGAACGGCGTCCATGTGCTGTAATCCGTTGATCAACTTTTCCAACGGCGCCGCAAACTCATAATAACTCGCACCAGGAGTATTCCGCTGAATTCTCGCGTCCGCAACAATATTATAGTTTTCTTTCATAAAGTTATCTAGAATTTTCTCTGATTCTTGGTATTTTTCGTTTATAGATATTCTACTTTTATATATAGTATTTGCCACACTAAGCATTTTCTCAGCGTCTTCGGCGTCTTTCTTAAATTGCGGCATAGAATCGCCGCTCAGCGTGCTTCTATCTTTCTTTTCATCCCGGTCTTTTTTTATTTCCTCAAATGCCGTGGCTTGTTTATTGAGATCGGTCTCGCGCAACAGCCGAGTCAATATGTTATCGCCTTGAGTGGCAGCAAGTTTTGCTTTCGCATCACTAACAAACGGCCCAACAAGCTGCAGAAACCAATGTATTGCTTCACCAACTTCCTGGATTTCGCTCTTGCGAAGGGGTTCACCTGCCCCCGAGGCGCGTTCACGAATAAAATCGAAGTTAGAATATCCCGTAGGATGACTAAAATCTAACATGCTTCTATTAGCACCGCTGGCTGATGCTTGTGTGGTTGGCGGCGCGCTATTAATGAGTTGCGCAACTGCGAAAGTAGTCGTGGCATTTGCTGCCACTTTGCCGTTCGCTGCCGCAAGTTTTATAACTTCTGCGTTTGCTTTGCCGATCGTTCCGCCAGCGACCCGAACCTTGCCATTCATATCGTCGATGGCTCGCGCTGCTGCGCTTGTTTTCTTTTCCGCCCGTGTGGCCTCCGCATTCCATACGCTAAGATCGTTTGCTGCGGAGCGTACTTGGGATGCATCAATGACAATACCAAGTCTTGCAATGTCTAACATAGGCTTGCCCTCCCCTGAATAGCAGAGTATCGTCTCTAGGTTGTCTCATTGGGAAAATTTCGTGCTGTATCTTTTATCTACGGCTGCAGACGCAGCCGCTGTGTGCCCACACCTCAGCTATTTGAAGCGGGCTTCAATCATCGCGAGCGCTTTGCTTGCAACGTCGGCCTTGAGCGGCTGCAACTTTTTTGATCCACCGCTCGTTACCGCATGCGAAGAAAATCTAAAAGGCGCGCTCGTAAAACCCTCAAGCTATCGGCGCCATGATTTCAACATCACTTCAATGCCAGTCACACGATCCGAATTGGATAATTATTTTGAAGGCACGCCATTAAAGGCATTGCGCAAAGAGGCTCTTGAGCGTTTTGACGACGGAACTGAGCGACCGGTACGCTATATGCTAAATTTACAATTTTCCGCTGACGACGAAAACGCCGAAACTGTGACAACAAAGCTCGCGTGCGAGTATTTCTCTTTTGACGGCAAACAGTCCAGCGTCGTTCCGTTCGTAACAGGGTTAAAACCCTTAGATATTTCCGAGTTTTCGCGACTAACGTCCAAATCACTTACGGGTATCGCCGAAGAGAACCTTCGAAAGGCGGCGGAAGGTCTATAGTAGTCCAGCCAACTATGTTTACCTTCTCCCTATGCGGCAGCGCCCACCGCTACTTTGTCAAGTGCTCCTCGTGAAGCTGTGGCGTTCCCAGTTACAACAGCAAATGCTTTTGCTAAAGCTCCCGTTCCCTTCTGTGCATTCCAAGTAGCCACTGTCATACTGGCGAGATTGGTGTTCGCGGCCTTAATACTTGAGCTATCAGCCGTTAAAGTCAGCGTTGCAATGTCCGTCATGGGCTTTCCTTTTCCGGGAAACTTGTCTTATATCCACTAAAATCAATCAGGAGATGAAAATGCGCTGTACCTTTGCGGCTATTTGTATGTGTTTGTGGAGTAATAGTGTAATGGCAGACGATAGTACGCGGACTGAATTGTCCAATACGGTTGTCAATGCGGCACTGACTGCCATAGCTCATGCTTACGTATGCCGTACCGCCTTGGGTTTGGATTATTACGATGCAGTTCGTGGAGGGGCAGAAAGAGCGATCGAAAGTGTGATCGACGACACGAAGGTTTCAGAAAAGCTCAACAGCCTTGAAGAAGAAATGAAAAATAGACCTAAATTTACCAAATTAAAGCCAAGCAAAGATAAATGCATTGAGGTATTATCGAATGGCAAGAACGATATACTCATAAAACTCGATAAATATCAAAAATATAAATATTGAATGTCGCTCTTCATTAATTGAACTAAGAATTATGCAAGAATTACGGTGACAGTGCATTCAAATACACTTCCAGATTTGACCAAAGCAACCAATGGCCCGTCTCGCTCGTATCGTCATCCCTGACACTCCACATCACGTCACCCAACGCGGCAACAGGCGGGCTCAAACCTTCTTTTGCGATGACGACTATGCGCTCTATCGCGATCTCCTAGCTCATTATTGTCGCGCCGCCGGTGTCGAGGTCTGGAGCTGGATATTGATGCCCAACCATGTGCACCTCATTCTCGTGCCGGCGGATGCCGACGGCATTCGCCGGGCTCTATCTCGCGTGCATCGCGTCTACGCCGGCCGTATTCATGCAAGGCTGCGCCGGACCGGCCATTTCTGGCAGGGCCGCTTCGGTTGTGTCGCCATGGATGAAGAGCATCTGGCAGCAGCGCTCCGCTACGTCGCCCTCAATCCGGTGCGCGCTCGCCTTGTCGAACGGGCTGCCGATTGGCGAAGGTCGAGTGTCGCGGCCCAACTTGGACTGATTGAGGATAACGGCGTCACGACCATAACACCGGTTCGTGCTCGCTTTCCCGATTTCGCCGCCCTCCTCGCTGCCGGAGAAGAAGAGATGGCGTTTGCCGCGCTTCGCCGCGCCGAAAGCATCGGCCGCCCCATTGGCAATACCGACTTTTTCGACTGGCTCGAAGACCTCACCGACGCCACCCTCAAGCCGGCTCGTCGCGGCCGCAAAGCTAAGGCCCTCATGGGCGAGAATTAGTGCTCTGTCACCGTAATTCTGTCACCGTAATTCGAGCCGAATACTTACGGGACGCCCACACGGCACATTTCAAAATGCACTTATGTCGGTAATGACGCTTCTAACGTTTTGGAACCAGATGTATCAGTGGATGGTATGACATGGGCGGATTTGCATTGATCGTGTCGTCGGCAAAATCGCAGAAAAATTGTTGGAAGAGCAAAAGCTTACCCCGCCTCCCGCGCCCTGATCGCCTCCGTCTCCTCCTCCACCGCCTGGCAATAGCGCCCGTCCATCGCCTTCAGCACGGCGATGTCCTCGCGGCGCAGAAGGTTGCCGGTCAGGTGCAGCCAGGCAAGCATTTCCTGATGAGAGAGCGGTGCGGGGCCGGAAAAGCCGGGGGCCTGCGCCGAACGCAGGTCCCAGAACCAGTCCCAGAGCGCATAGCCGGCCTCCGGCACCTCGGCCTCCGGGCTTACAAGCTCGAAGGCCTCGTTACGCTCGCGCCGGGTCTCGCCGTTCGCATCGCGCACGCAATCATAGCGTGCGACGATCCTTACGGCTTCGGAGAGCCCTTCGGCAAGCTCTTCATAAAATTTGCGCGGTCCTCCGAGGCGCCGGCCACCTGATCATAGATCCAGCCGGCTTCCTCGACGACTTCGCGAGCCTTCTCGAAGGAGAGTGCCGGCTGCTCGCCCTTCCACTGCTGCTCGCCCCAGCTCCAGGAAGCGATGGCGGCGGCGGCCTTGTCGAGATATTCGGCCTCGACCTTGCTGGTCGTCAGCTTCTTCTTGCGGCTGGCAAGGAAACGGTCGCTATGCTGGCGAACGATCTTCTTCACCTCGTTGCTCTCGGCCGAGCGGATCATGAAGGAGATGCCGAGCGGCTCCTCGGTGGCCGGATGCAGGAGCCGCAGTTCGAAGAGATCTTCGGAATTGACGAGACTGGAGATATCCAAGGAAACACCTTATCGGTTGGGACATTTGAAAGTGGCCGCGCGCCGCAGGAGAGCGACGCGCAAGATTCCGTAAGATGGCGCTTACGGCGTAGTGACAGGATCGACGCGGATCGGAAGCTGGTTGAGCCCGATCTTGAACTTCTCCAGATCGAAATCGTCGGAGCCGCCGCCCGGATAGAGCGGGCCGGAAACGACGCCGCGCGAATAGAAGACCGTGTTGGTCTTGCCCTGCGGCGCGTCGTTGCGCTCGACCTTGATCGCCATGTTGTTGATATTAGGCGGATCGCCGAAGGTGCGCAGGATGATCTGGCCGGGATCATCGGCGATGGAGGCGACTTCGAGCTCCGGATCGCCGGCGTTGGAAACGCCCTTCTGCTTCTGCTGCACCGGCTCATCCAGCGTATTGTAATTGTTGATGGTGGAGTCGGAGCCGAAATCGCCGACCTTGCCGACCTTGCCCACCTGCACCCAGGTCAGCGCGGCATAGGCGCTGGCCGTGAGATCGCTATTCTGGGGCGTCTCGCATACGTAGACCTTGGAGCCCTTCTTGGTACTTTTATTCGCCATGGATCATCTCTCCGGTTCAAAGGCGGTGTAGGGAATGGTGACCGGTATCTGCACGCGGTCATCCTCTTGGATCGGGCCTGCGGCCCACGGCTCGCTACTGATCGTGATCTTCACGCCAGAGGCGAACAGCGTCTTGTTGTTGAAATGGTCGATGAGCCGGCCGGCGGCATCGAGCGGCTTGATCAGCCCGCCGCCGGCCTGCCAATAGACGGAAACCTGCAGAAGCCCGCGCTTCTGCTGCGGATCGTCGCCGAGCGTCACCTGCCGAGTGCGGTTGGGCAGGAAGCTGACGGCCAGATATTTATCCGGCTTAATTTGCCCTGCCGGCGGAAAGGCAATGCCCGGCTGCGCCACCGGCAGCGGCGGCGTAAAAGTCAGCGCCGCCAAGTGGTCCAGCAGCGCAGCCAGAATGAGTGCGTCCGTTCCCGTCGCCATGAATCCCGCCTGATTGTGAGTTGAAGGAGTTTTGCGTTACGCGGTCTCGCGCACGGCCTGCTCGACGGTGTCGGACCAGCGCTGGGCGGCAAGCCGCACCATGCCGGCGCCCGCCTTGCCGTCGACCCCATATTCGACAGCAGCCGCATAGGGCGCGGTAAACCCCATATAGATCCTGCCGCCTAACGGCACGCCGAGGATCGCCAGATTGACCGGCCCGGCATCGAAGCCGTAGCTGCCCGCAGGCGCTGTGTCGGAGGATTGCCCTGACCGCAAGACCGGTATCTCTGAAGCAGAGGCCTGGAACGAATGCACCAGCGCGCCGCTGTCATCCGGTGTGCCCTCGATAACGGCCTCAGCAAGCCGGGTCGCGGAGGTGTGAACAACATCCTCCATCCGCCGTTTGGTCTTTTCAACCCAGGCGGAAACGGCATCGGAGAAATTGGAAGAAGCCATCGTATCAGCCCTCTGAAATGATTCGGCTTTGGCGGCACGCGCTTACACCCGACGACGGAGTGCGCCGTTCGAAATCCAGCAAGGTCGAAGCGCCATAGCGCACGCGGATCGCGGAAACGCCACTTTCCCGGGCAGCCCTCTGCCTCCCCTGCCGCTCGCTCTCTGACAACGACATCAATCGGTCCAGCGCCAGGAGAAACCGGAAAACCAACCAAAGAACGAGCGCGGCGCGGAAGCGGGCAAAGGCGCTCACTGGCGCACCTGTAGCTGCCAGAGCACTGTAATCCCGCCCGGCGACAGCGGCAGCACATCGAAGATCGCATGCTCAACGCCGGCGATCAGCAATCTGTCCTCGAGCATCGGCGCAATCGAAAGCCCGGCCGTAGACAGATAGATCATCCTATCGCCGCGCTGGATCAGCGTATTGCTAATGTGCGCCTGCGTATAATCGAGATCGACCAGCACGCAGGCAAAATCCTGGCTCGTCTGGAAGGGATCGTAATCCGCACCTGAATTGGTGATGCGCCTAAGCAGAGCCTGCTGGCCGAATTTGGCGATCAGCCGCTCGGCCGTTGTGCGGGTTTTGGCATAGTCGAAAGCGGCCATCACACCACCAGGATGCCCGGCAGAACCGGACGCAAGAAGGGATAGAGCAGACCGTCGAGAATGGTCATAACCGGCCTTGCCGAAGAAATGATGTCGGCTGGCGAACCGGCCGCGACATATTCCGTCTCCAGCGGCCCGACCTTTTCGCGTTTGACGGTCTGCGCTGCAGTGACCACGGGGGTCAGGCTGCCAGGTTCGGCGAGCTCGACAGCGGCCGCCTCATAGGCAGCGTAAGTAATCGGCAACGGCACGACATCTTCGGGAACAGCCTCGCCATTGGCCGTCCTGGCCACCTTCCGCGGCCAGGACAGAGCCTGGTCATAACCACCAGCGCGAAGGCCGGGAAAACGCGACTCGTACAAGCCGTCCACGACCTGCGATCCGCGCACTAGGGCAGCCGTGCGCTCACTGTCTCCGGTGGCAGCCCAGGCTGCGTTGTCCCGATCGACAAAATAGGTATTGGCAGCATCGAGCGTGCCGTAGAAAGCTGCAGACATGAGAACTCCAGCGGTAAATGAGGCGGCGCAGCCCCTCTCCCCGCCGAGGCGGAGAGAGGGAAATCAAAGTCACGACGCAGCCGTGATCTCGTCGCCATAGGCCATCGCGGCCGGCAGGCGTACTTCCGTGCCGCCGGTGCGGGCGATGATGCCGGTTTCGAAGCTCATGATCGATTTCTGGCGTGGCTGCAGCACACGCCGCGGCATCGGCAGATGGAAGCGCAGGACTTCCGGATCGCGGCGATAGACGACCATGCGGCCACCGCCATCCTGGGATGCCGTCGCAAGCTCGCGCAGCGGCTGGATATCCAGCGGCTGGCCGGTCTCCGCCGTGTAGACATTGCCCTGACGCAAGAATTCCAGCACGGTGATATAGCCGTCGCCATCGGCAAGCCGCTTGGTGGCAATCAGGCGGAAGGCTTCCGGCGGCAGGCGCAGACTATCCACCCATTCCACTTCGCCGGTGCTTTCGCGCACGCCGCCGATGAGATCGTTGACATCGCGCAGGATCTGATCGGCCGTCTTGGCGGACCACAAGGTCGAAGAGCCCGTGCCATCCGCGGCAATATCGACGCGCGAGACATTGGGATCGTTGACAAAACCCGTCCAACCCTTTTCCGCGGAGCCGACCATGGCAACGGAGTTGAGCAGACGTTCGATCTTGTCCGCAGCAAAGATGGCGTTGGAGGCGTTGAGATCGAGATTGTAGAGCGCCGCCTGATTGACCTCCTCCAGATTCCATTCCCAGCCGGAGCCGACCATTGCGAAATCGTGACTGGCGCTGTCACGCGTCGATTGGTTGAAGGGCATATCCGTGCCGGCGCCGGAGAGGAACTTCGCTTCGCCCGCGCTATCGACGGTGAAGAAGGTCGTACCGGCAGCCCATTCGTTGCCCTCGGTGACGACAGGTACATGCAGGCCGTAATTGAGTGTGGGGTAGCGACGCTGATAGATGCGCGTCTCGATGTTGCGGCCCTGCGCAATGACGAAGGAATAGGCTGCCTGGGCATCGGCGAAATGCTGTCGAACGAACTGGTTCATGGATTAAGCGCTCCTGTGCTTGAGCGAGATTTCGACGATGTCACCATTGCCGCCGCTCGTATCGAAGAAACAATCGGGAATGGGACCGACGATGCCGGTGCCAGCGGCGTTGACATAGGCATTGGTGACCGGGTTGTAATAGACGGCGTCGCCGTCAGCGACCGCACCGCCCGCCCGCACATACATCTGGCCCGAGGTCAGAAAGGCGCCGGTGATGAACTGCGCATAGCCGTCCACCTGGGTCGCGCCGGGCAGCACGGTCGGCGTCAGCACAGCGATACCGAGAAACTTGCCACCTGCGGCATAGGGCGCAACGCCATGATCGGCGAGACCGCGCTGGGCCGGCTGGCCGAACTTGATACCGGCGGCATTTTCCACCGTACGGCTGATCTTGTTGGATTTTTCCTCCGAAGCGATCTGCCCGTGCAGGCCCTTCTGAGGAGCGTTTCCATAGGTGGTCTGATAAGTCGCCATTGAAGCGTCTCCTTTTCGTTGACCTGGTTAGATGGGATTGGCCGGCAGGTGAGCGGACCGCAGGTCACGCACCATGGCGGCATAGGCACTGAACGCCGCGGACATCGACGTCTGCTCGGTAGTAATGCCGTCCTTGACCACGGCCGCGAAAGGATCCGGCGTCTCACGGATGGCCTCGGCTAGCATGTCGAAACGAGCGTCGATATAGGCGTCCGATCTGCCCTCGACCGCCGCTTCGCCGACCTTGGCGAGGACGACCGCCTTGCGGATCGCCGTGTCGGAAAGACCTGCCGTTTTCACGTTGCCGACGATCGCCTTGGCAAGCCCGATGAGATCGGCGCGGGCCTCGGCTCGCCGTTCGATCTCAGCATCGGACAACAGCCCTGCCTTGACGGCATCGAGTTCGGCATCGCGAATGGCAATGGCCTTCTGGCTTGCGATGTCGGCGTCCGCGAGCCGTTGCTGCAACGTCGCAATAAGCTCCGCAGCCTGGTCGCTGACCTCGATGCCGACGCCATCGACGGTGATTGTCTTTGTGATCATCATTCCTTCCTTATTCAAATGGTGATCGGAATTGGAGCGTGGGGCTGCGAGAGGAGCGCAGCCCCACGGTGCTGCCACATCGCCGATGCGGACTTTCGATCCCGCACGGCCACGGCGCACAATGGCGATATGATTGATGCGAATATTCTTTTGGACGGCGTCATAGGCTTCGCCGGCAGGCGTCACGCCCGCGGTAAAGTCGAGATCGCAGACATAGCCGGCTGACAGCTCCTGCTTGCCGCTCTCGATGTCCTGAATGGCCGCCTCGTCACTGACCATGAGTGGCACGCGAATGAAGATGCCCTCGCCGGCGATCTCATCGCCGGTCTGGCCGACGGAGTAGGTCTTCCAGTTTGCCGACGTGACCATTTCCGGCGGATGCTCATTTGTCACCGGTCGGTGAGCAGCACTCTTCAGCGTATCCTGGGAAAAGACTTCCGCACCCGGCCGATAGACCCGCACGGTGCGCATTTCCGGCCTGCCGACCTCCGCACCGAGATAGTTCTGAATACCCGTGCGAGCGATCCGGGCGTCGGCGACAAGATAGCCGTCGCCAGTCCGCCGCGTTCCCGCGACGGTGACAATGTCTGTAAAATTCATGATTGGATGTCCCTTGGTCGGAATCGACTTTGGCAGATGGTTCCGCCGCCTATGACAAGGCGGGGTTCGCTGCGGAGGCGGCAGATGCCGGGCTTTGTTCCTGGCTCTGACGTGTGGTTTCTTCGGATATGCCTTCTTGCAGACCCCCGCCAAAAGCCTCGATCGCCGCCTCCAGTCCCGGCAGCGACCCGTCCTCGACAAAGGTGTTCACCAGTGCCTCCGACAATGCTTGCCGCGGGATGATTTCTTGACCGGAAGACGAACCAAACAAGGCCCGCGCGGCATCGGCCTTAGTCTTGAAAATCTCGGCCTTCTCCTTCTCGCTCATCTGCTCCAACGGCGCCCAAGTAGCGTAGATCTCGGGATCGCGGGCGCCCGTAGCGGAGCGAATAAGGCATTCGTCCAGTCGTGACATGGCGGGTGTGAAATCGAGCTCCTGAATCGCCTGGATGCGATCGTGATAGTTCTTCATGTCGCCATCGCCGGTCGCGTTGAGACCGGCGGGAGATTGGCCAAGCAGGCGCGTGACCGGAATATCGGCGGCACCGGAGACGATCTGCATGAAAGCCATGAGGATGTCCGTCAGTCCCGCCAGCGGCGCGCTCTTGCTATCGTACTCTTCCTCACTGTCGAGGATCAGCGTCCCGTTGACGCCCTTGATGGTGTTGGCCAGCGTATAGCGGCGCAGTACAGCATCCTCGTAAGCCTGATTGCCGATATTGGCCGAGAATTGCGGTACCTTGATAATGTCGATCTTCGCCTCGAAAATGAGACTGGCGATGTTGGCCGCCGTGCTGTCGGCATTCTTGATGGCATCGAAGGTCGCCGTGAGCACGCTCTCGCCCCAGCCATGACCGGCCTGCCCCAGTGTGCCACCAAAATCCTCGTCCGGCGCCATGGCGCCGTTGAAGATCACCAGTCTCGACGGGTGGATGGCAACCTGCGATCCGTTCGCGCCCATCAGTGTGTAGAATTTCGGACTGCCATACCATTCCGACGTCGGGTCGCGCTCGATCTCCCCCGCGGCAAGTTGACGACGTGTCAATACGGTCAGATGCTTCAGCCCGCCCTTGCCGACGCGCTCTGCATCGAGCGGCTGCGAAGGATCTGCGTCGCCGGTGCCGATGAACAAAGCAGCGCCACCGAAGAGCCGCCCTTTCTTAGCGGCTTCCAGAACTTTGCCGCGCAGGTTCAACCGGCGCTCCTCGGCCTCGATCGCCCCGATCTGATCACTCTCGGCCTGCCAGTTGCGCCATTTGCGGCAACTGTCCAGGGCCGGGATATCGACGATCTTGCGCGGCAGCCACGAACCGCGATAGGCGGCAATAATCTGTTCGTCGGTCAGGATCGGCTGGGCATAGAAGACCGATGCCGCCTTGTCGCGCTCCGTCCCCATGCGAGACGCAAGGTTCATCAGCCCATCGCGAACCATCGAGAGTACGTGTCCCATGGATTATCCTTTGGCATCTATGTGAAGGAGAGACCCTTGCAGGGCCTTAGAAATTCTTGAAGCTGAAGGAGGAGCCTAAGGCCAGCTCGTTCAGCGCGTCGGCCAAGGCATCCACCTGATCGTCGAACTGCGCATTCGGAAAGGCGCAGACCTCATCGAGAAATGCCTCGTTCCAATCGCCACGCAACAATTTGACATTTCCAGCCTCCGCCTGCGCAGAAGCCGGCTTGGCGCGCGTCGCCTTGTCACCAGTGATAGACATGACCTTAATGGGAAAGCCGGCAAGCAACTTGATCTTCGTCTCCGCATCGGCTTTGCCGGCGGCGCCAGGGTCCTGTGGCATGCGGATCATCACCGCCGGCCCATCCTGCGTCGCCATGTTCTTCAGATTGCGCTCGACCTCTGCCGGCGACCAGCGGCCACGGGTGACAGTCTCCACATAGAAGATGCCGTTGGCTTGCGCCATGCGCAGGCCGACAGTCCAATCCGGCTGGCGACCGGGACGCTCCTTCGAGGCCGCAAAATCCCAGGCGCGGCAACGCTTCGCGCCCGCCGGTACGGCATCGACGATTTCGAAATCGCCACGCTGAAACAAACCGCCCGAGCGTGGCGACGGCCGCTGCTGAAACTGGCCGGCGACAGCATAGGAGCCGAGCGGTACCTTGTCCCGCTCGACCACCGAACGCGGAAACCGCTCGGGAAAGAGCAATTCGCCCTCCTCCGTCCGCGGATCTTCGAAACCGATCGACGTTCGGCATCGGCGCTCCGGCTCGAATTCCATCGGCAGCATCAGATGCTCATAACCGAGCCCAAGCGCCAGGATCGCGCCCGAGACATCCGCCTCGTGCAGCCGCTGCATGATCACGACAATCGCCGAGCGCTGCGGGTCGTTGAGCCGCGTCGGCACGGATTCGCGGAAGGTGCGGATGGTCGACAGCCGCTCCGCTTCGGATTCCGCGCCATCGACCGAATGCGGATCGTCGATGATCACCCGATCGCCGCGCCCACCGGTCAGTCTTGAAAATGGCACACCCTGGCGAAAGCCGGTGTGCGTATTGGCAAAGGCCATTTCGCCCGTCCGCGTCAGCTTCACCCGGTCGCCCCAAAGCGTCTGATACCATTCCGAGGCGACGAGATCGCGCATGCGCCTATTGTCGCGTTTGGCATAATGTTCCGAATAGGACGAGCCGAGATAGCGCATCTCCGGCATGTTCTTCGGCCCCCATTCCCAAGCCGGCCAGAAAACACCGCAGAGCAGCGACTTCATCGTGCCTGGCGGCACATTGATCAGCAATCGCGTGATCTCGCCAGATGTCACCGACTCGAGATGTCGGCAGATGGCATCGATATGCCAACCATAGACATAGTCGACGGAAGGCTCGACGACATGCCAGGCTTCGCGGACGAAACCGACAAGCGACTGACAGCGCGCCCGAATACCCTCGGCGTTCTCGGCAATCTGCCGGGCTAGTTCCGTCCGCTCCGCCTCAGCCTTCCGTCTCGTCCGCTCCTCGCGTATCGCGGCCATCATCGCCGCCGGGTCCGGCAAGCGGACCGAAGAGGGATTCAAGTGTCGCAAGCTGCTCATCCGTGGCGTTGGTTAAGTCGATCGTGAAACTCTGGCCGCCCTTGGCGCCGCTGCTCTGGCGTTCACTCGGTTTCTGATGAACATAGGATGCGGCGATCTTCGCCATTTCATCCCGCCGTTTCTGATCCGCCTCGTCATCGCGCATGACCTTCAGCATATAGTCGAGCGGCGTATCGCCGGCAGACGCGGTTTTTCGCGGGCGCGCACGCGGCTTGCGCGGCACGACAGGCTTGTCGGCAGTGGACATGCTTTGGAATTCCGATGGAACGTTGAAAGGAAACTCGCGGCTGACAACGGAGCCGCTTGCGGTCAACAGTGCGTCGCTGCAACTGTTCTCATCATGCCAAAATCAATACCCTAATTCGGCGCAGTTGGCGACACCCTTGATCGATAAGACGGCTGCAAGGATTGCGAAATCTTTGATCGCGTCACAGATAATCACTTGAAATTACACTAAGATATCGCACTCTGTCGTCCGACGATCAGAGCAAGATTGCTCCCCTTTTTCCTTCAAAAGGCTTCTGCGCCAGACAAAGCGAATGACCAACAAGCAAGATCATAATCATGCGAAGATCGCCGCGGCACGGGATTTCATTTCTGCCAATCTCCCCATCGTACCCGTCCCTTCAATTCCAGAGATTCGCTTGCACAAGGCCGGACCGCAAAGCGGCTTGTGGCGGCTTGCCGAGCAGGATCAGGAGTTTGGTTCACCCTATTGGGCGCATCATTGGGGTGGAGGATTGGTGCTGGCGCGATATCTTCTCGACCGACCTGACGCCGTCGCCGGCCGCCGCGTACTCGACCTCGGCGCCGGATCCGGCATTGTCGGCATTGCAGCGGCAAAGGCGGGTGCGGCGGAGGTAATCGCGGCCGACGTCGATCCCTATGCTATCGCTGCGACAGGGCTGAATGCCGCCATCAATGGGATGACGGTTCTGCCTGTTCTCACCGATCTGACGACAGGCGAGCCTCCCGCCACGGACATTATCTGCGTCGGCGATCTCTTCTATGAAGCCGCGCTTGCCGAGCGTGTTACCTCATTTCTTGACCCTTGCCTGGCAAGAGGCATCAAGGTCCTGATCGGCGATCCCTGGCGTGCCTATCTGCCGCAGTCGCGGCTGCGGTTGCTGGCGGAATATGCTGTGCCGGATTTTGGCACCACCACCAGCTCGAGGCCGAGCGGGGTCTTTGCATTTGAAACGCAAAACGCCCCGGCAAAGCCGAGGCGATGAAGATCAATCTTGACGACGAAAGCCCTGGGGTTGAATCAGGGCCGATAGCGAACTTAAGCTTTCATCTTCGCACGCCGCCGGTTCTCTCGTTCCAGCCGTTTCGCCAGCGCCGCCAGTTCCGGGCTGGCCGCATCGAAGACCGGCTTTGAATCGTCCGGCAGCCAATGCATCTCGTACTTGACGGGCGGAGTTTTCACGCGCTCAAAACTCCCTGCCGAATTCGGCATCATCGGGGATATGCGTGACCAATCAGGCTCCTGTAGCGACGACGAAATCGCGAGCAGCGCATTGGCGACACTTTGAAATTCGCTCTGAATGCGCCGTTCCGCCGTTCGCCTCACCCGCCCAGTCTTCCCGCAGAAATCGCGGAAGGAACCGACAATATGAGGCGCAGCAAGGCAGACCGACCATCGGGAAAGCAGGATGCGACGTTCCTGATCCCTGACATGGGTCAGCAGCCAGTCCTGCAGCACCTCTTCGGCGCGGCTGATAGCCGCTGCATTCGGACGATAACGGATGCGGGTATCGGCGTGGTCAGTCGGTTCGGGAAGAACATCCGGCCAAAGCGTGCGCACCCGATCCGGGCGGACGCCGCGCACGTCGAGATGAATCATCGTATCGGCAGCCTCGACGAAGCGGGCACGAACGACGAGGCTTAGATCGGCGATCTCGGCCGCACGCTCGGAAAGATCGTCAAACTGCAAGGCGCTGTGGTGCATCAAGTCGCTTCTCCAATTCCCGATAGATCAAAATCCGAAGTGTGGCGCGCACCGGCCATGGACGCCGCGCCACTGCGTCGGCGCGCAAAGCGCCAAGCGCGATATCGTCGAAGGCGGCAAGCAGATCACCCGGTCGGTGCAGCGCCCAATCCTGGCGCTGTACAAGGATGTCGGAAACGGCTCCGATCGTGTCCGACCATAGTTCATCGCGGTTGTTGCCGGTCTGGCGAATACAGCGCAATACGAAGACCAGATGCCCATCGCCGTACTGCCCTCGAATTTCCTGCATCGTGCCGCGGGCGTGGCTTTGTGCCGGCGCACGGCGGCGATGGACGGGCACGAGCTTGATGCCGAGGCCGTCAAGAAGAGTGTCGAGCCTGCCTTTGCTCATGAAGATATCGCCTCCCCTCCAAAAAAATTGAATGCAATCAATGGCAATCGCTTGGTCACGCTACCTTCCCGTTTGCCGCGCCGGCGTCGGCAAAGGGATGCCTCGGCTTGAACAGGGCTTCCGCCTTTGACATCCTCTCCACCCTCGCCCCATCGCGCAGCATCGGCGTGTTGAGATAGGCAACCATCGCCTCGCCGGCTGCCGCCTTGGCCGCATCCTGGGTCGGGAAGACGATGGGCTCGCCGCGATGATCCCTAAGGACTTCGTTCGTGGCGCGGTGGACCTTGCGTATCCAGCCGAGGTGACCGCAGGCGACAGCTTCAGTACCGATTTGAAATTCATTCATGGAAACCTCCTCTGGCGCATCGGCCAGGTCTTTCGAATTAAGTTTTGAAAGTGGTCCAAATGCCTGGCAGCAGGCGGTTCGCGCTGTATCAGCGGGTGCGGAATCTCGAGCGCAATCCGAATGGCCAAAGTCCTCGACGTCCAACCGGATTGGTCTCTGGCTGAAGCTCATCCTTGATCATCTGGAAATGGATCAGATCCCCCTCCGGCGCGCCGCTGGCATCATCCTCCGGACCGGCAAGCCTCGAAGATGAAATGATTGGCTCCAGAGCGGCAAGAACGCAGAGGAAGAAAAGTGCGGCGCCGAGACAGGCAAGAAGACCTTGAATCATCTCGCTCATACCGTCTTCTCCATACCGGGCTCGCTCCCGACCGAACCGGGATCGGATATCTCCGTTGGCTCGACATGCTCATCGCAAGTCTCACAATGCCGCTCGATCACCTCCCCGATCGACAGCGCCCTGCCACAGCCGGGGCAGCCCCAGAAGAAGTCGAAATAACCCACCTTTATGCCCTTCATAGTCGAGATCATACGATCACCCCCAAAATCATCCTTCGCCGGACGCCGTTCGCCTCAGCACTTCGGCCTACAGCGAATTTCGTCGCCGGCATCTTGATGCACACAAAATATGTTGTTATTAATGTCGATGTCAACATGATTTATGTTAATTATTTTGCGAGTGTTGGATCATGCAGAAATCCATGGGCGAACGACTGAAGGCGGCGCGCGAAGCCGCAAACTATCCCTCGGCGACGAAGGCGGCGGAGGCACTCGGCATTGGCCTGTCCACCTACCGAGCGCACGAAAACGGCCAGAACGAATTCGGTCCTGAGATCGCCGACCGCTATGCCAAGAAGTTCGGCACTACCGCTGGTTATCTCCTGACCGGCGAAGGGCCAAGGAAGGTGGAGCGACCGGGGCCACGCATGGTGGTCACCTCCTTCGATCCCGATGAACAGTACAATGAAGGGTTTGCCGAAGGCGGCGAAGACCTGAGCTACAGTCGGGAACATTGGCAGCCGAAGATCGAAGGCGCGACGCCGGAGGTGGACGTCAAACTCGGCGCCGGCAGCGGCATCGTCGGCGAAGTCATCAACCTGCCGGTCGGCGCAGGCAATGTCGCCGGCCACAAGATCGTGGCGGAATGGCTGATTCCCTCGGGCTATTTGCGCAACGAAGCAAAGGCATCACCGAACCATACCATCATCATGGAAGTGATCGGCGATTCCATGCAGCCCACCTACATGCCCGGCGATCGCGTCGTCGTCGATCTCTCGCAGAACCAGATGGCGACCGATACGGTCTATGCCATCAGCGACGGCTATTCCGAACCGCAGATCAAACGCCTCCAGCGCGTTCCCTTCACCCAGCCCAGCCAAGTGAAGATCATCTCCGACAACCCTGCGCTGGAGACCTTTACGGTTGAATTGGCGCGGCTGACGATCATCGGGCGCATCTGCGGGCATATTGCCAGGAAGTAAGCGCCCCCTCGTCTTAAGCCTCATCAACCGTCCAGCCCAGCCTGACCGATTCCGGCCGGTCACTTCAACTCAAGCCAGTTAAACATCTTTCGTGTTTTTCTGCAATTATAAGACACAAATTATGTTGACACATATCGTGCCATATGACAGCTTGCCTTTCGTGAGCCGATCGGCCGAAACGGAATGAGCCCAGGCAAGTCCAGAAGATCTTGCGTGAAGTCAGCGAAACCGGATCGGCGGTCGGATGAACAGATGGTGCATCTCTCGGGTGCAGAAAGGGAAGACGCCACGCATGCCTTCGAGATCCGATGTCATGACTACCGCCTGGACGCTCTATCGCCGCGACACGCGGTTGCTCCGGCCTTCGACTGCGGCCGCCCGGCGCAGATGGTTTGCCCGCTCGCTTTCGACGGCTTGGACATGGGCACGCCAACAAGCAACCGATGCGACCAAAACCGAAGATCAGAACCGCGCCGAGCGAATTGCAGGCTTGAGACTGGAACTGTTGCGCATCGACGCCCGGCCTTTTGGAATGTCGATTGCGAAGGATCGGGCAATGCTGGCGGAAGAGATCCATCATCTGTCAGCAAAATCGTGTTCGTCGGTTGCACAAATGGCCGCCTGATGATGCCTGCTGATGTTTTCTCCTGTGAATATTCATTCGACGAACTCACCATTAACCTCTGCGATCGTTGGGAGACGGGCCTGCTTCTCTACGGCCGCGCCGAATTGACATCGGCAGGGGATGGTTATGACGGTGAGTTTTATGTCTCGGCGATCCGATTGGATGGCGGTGCGCGCCTGGCACGGCCACATCCGCTCGGCAACGCAGGCGGCTTCGAGGCCGAACTGTTCCGCCGCATCGCTGCCGTGATCGAAAACGACAAGACGCTCGCTGGCCGTCAGGCCGCCGAGCTGTTCGCCATCGAGTACGGACAGTCTACGGAGACCGATTACGATATATTTCGCAAAATTGAGCAGGAGAGGATATTGGAGCCGGTGGCTTGATATCCTGCCGACGTCCCTTGAAGAAGAGTGCGGAATTACGGCCTGAACTTCCGTTAGTGCGCGACGGGGAATCTGTTGGCCTACACGTTTTTCCATTTCGAAAACGTCGCCGCCTGCCCCCGCCGATTTCCCTCGCGGTCGATGAGTTGCCAGACAATGCCGTCTTCCATCCAGAAGCGCCGTCCCGACTTCGTGATCCGCAACCCGCGATACCCCGAAATGAAACCGTCCCGCGTAACCGCATCCAACAATTGCTGACGCTCGGCCCGGTTGGGCAGCTCCGCCGAAAGACGCGACGGCAAAGTGATGAACTCATCCCAGGGATATTCGAAACAAGCCTGGCCAGCTTTATTCGCATAAATAAAACGCGGATCGGCGTCGGTATTATGCGCCACGACCACGAAGGGGGCTTCATTGTAAAGCCAGCTCGGCCCCAGCCCCTCGCCGATGAGAGGCGCCCCGACGATACGCGCATAACTTCCGGTGAGTAGATCGAAGAACTCAGGATCGACCGACAAATCGGCGGCATTGTGTTCTGGGCTAACGGCCATGGATATCTTTCCTGTTGAGCACATCCGGCTTTTCTTTAGGCCGGATGTGCGGGAAACCAAACAGGAAATCTCGCTGATACCTGTGACTTGGCCTGGTGCATAGGTTCAAAAGATGGTGAGCCCGAAGGCAAACCATAACCAGCGAAAATCAATGATTTAGACGAAAGCGGGACCGGAAAACCTTCCGCAGATAATCTCGACCGCCCGCTTGACTATTGATAGTCGTCGTCTCGCGACGAGGACCGCCGCCCTTCAAGCCTATCCAGAATTTGGTTTAGCTCGTCCGCACATGCCTTCATCGGTTCATCTTCGGCACATTTGATATCTATTTTAACGTCGCCGCTCTCGATGCGAAAACGAGCGGCCTTGGACATCATCGGACGATGCCCCATCATGCCCCTATGCCAATCGCCCCTCATCGCGTCGTCATCGGGCCGGCGCTGCCCCATTGTTGGCGGTTGCGGCGAGTTTGCTGGCGGTGCAGTTTCGCTCTGGGTCGGCTGTTGAGCTGGCTGCTGGGCCGGCTGTGTCGGCGTCGCTGTGTTCGGCGCCTGTTGGGCGAAACCGACGCCAGCCGAAAACAATACCGTCAGCGCAGCGATAGATAGGATCGTTCTCAT